TTAGTGTACAGAGCAAACCTAACTGAGTTCAGTAGGTCAATTCCTTCCTGCTCCCAGTCAGTACCCTTCATCATTGGCTTAGTCTTGATCTCTGTGTGGTAGCCATAGAAGTCCTGCTTAGCTATCTTACGTATCTCTGACTTAGTAGTCTCAGATAGCACCTCTGACTTACTCCTTGAGTTGGTCATTAGGTTGCCTAGTTGTGATGCTCTCCACTTCATAGTCTTGCCTCCTGTTCTTTAGTAAGTGAGAACTGATCCTTTAACTTATCAAGTGAGTAAGTGCCTGCCTCAATAGACTTAAGTGCTCCATCAAGTCGCTCATCAGAGATAGGTGGCTTGGTTGGTGTTGACTTACTTGCAGATGCACCATCGTCATCTACTGCCTGTAATGATAGAGTTGACTGTAGGGTGTACCTTCTATAGTAAGTGATGGCACTACCTTGCTGCTGTGGGTTTAGTCCTTGAGGCAGCTCCATACAAGACTCAACCTTTGCACCTGAGTCAATGTCTATAATCTGAGTGCATACACTATTGCCCTGTATAGGTTGCAACAGTAGTAAGCCGTTCTCAAGTAGAATAGGCTCAACTGCCTCAATGATTGCATTCAAGTCAGCGTATGACTTCTTGAAGTGTGGGTTGTTAGCGTTCTTGGTAACCTTACCAATTGCTAACTTAGCTCTGTGGAGCTTTTGGTGGAAGGACAGTGTTGCCTCTTCGTTTGCCTGTCTGATTTTCTCAGATGAGCTGATTAATTGCTTTTCCATAAATTGATTATTTTCGTCAAAGTTAATAAAGTTTTGCATATATGACAAATAAAGTTATTAACATTTGTATGTTAGTTCCTCTCCAGTCAGTGCAAAGTATAGATTTTCAAGTTGATGAACGTATTCATTATTACCTATTCTTAATACATGACCATCAACTTTAATTAGAAAATAATTAAAAAATCCTAACTCAACACCAAAATCACCTTTCATAAATACTCTATCACTAACTTGTTTGAAACCTAATTTTAATAATACATTCTCATCAAGCTCAAGAGCCTGATAAAAATCATCAATTTCATCATCTAATAAGCTCTCAATATCCTCTAAGTTTATAAGTCCTATCTTATAAGTGCCATCTCCCATCTCTACTTTGTAGGTGTTACCTAATCTAATCTCGTGTGAATCTAATGTCATAATTTAATCTATTTCGTTATTTATACCCTTAACAGCACATTTGTACTTCTTTCTCAGATGCTTTAGCTTGACCTTGAACTTTGGCATTTTTAGTTTGATTCTCATATCCCTTCTGTAAATTGTTCATACCACACCACAAACTCATCAAACGACCTTACAATGATATACACCCCTCCTGCACGTTCAATGGATGCTTGATACTCCTTTTGCACCTGTGACTGTACATCCTTTCCGTACTTGATCTCTATCTTAACTGACCTCCCTCTAATGGTAGATGAGATGTCAGCAGTGCCCTTAGTAGATTGTCCTGGTGTCCACTTGCCAGGCAGCTGTTTATGGTAAGCAATCTCACCAGTGCCTACTTGTATCTTAGCTCCCTCCCTGTACTGACCTTGAGAACTTATTCGCTCAGCTTGACCTCCTTTGTAGGTGATGTAAGCAATCACACACTTGGTCAGTGCGTTGGCTGAGTTATCACTCCACTTAGTGAAGGCCATGTACTTCTCATCCAGTGATGGATACTTAAGTCTCAAGTCCTTCAGCTCAAGTGCTTTGAGTAGTTGTTGGTTTGTTTTGTTCATTTGATTGGTGGGTTGCCGATTATACAATCGTAAGTTATCTTATCAAGCACCTTTTTAGGGGTGTAGTACACAGGTTGAATTGTCAAGTGCTGTGCTGCTGTAATTAAAAAATTCATATAAATAGTTTAGTTTGTGATGTATGGTTGTTTATTCTCTGCATAGCCTTATCAAAGTACTCCTTATCCAGTTCACAGGCTGTCAAGTAAAAGCCGTAGTCATGGCAGGCTATTGCTATTGAGCCACTGCCTAAGTGAGTATCAAGTATCTTATCATTTGGTTTGGCATATTTGTCAAGGAGCCATTTGTAAAGTGCAACTGGTTTTTGGGTTGGGTGCATACTTCCACCTTCCCACATTATTTGATGTTGTATTTGTTTTTTACTGTCATAAACTTTGCCGTTAATATCAAATGAAGTCCACAAATACTCGGCTTCTGCAAAGTTTGGAGCAGGGTTATTTTTTATCCAGCATACAAAACTTTTATTTGAGTAAAGGTGTTCCATAAAATAATTTGCCCCACACACAATTTGATTTTTAGATACTCTCATTAGTTCTTGCCAATATTCAGCAGTAGGTGTTTGGCTATCCCATTGCTTTCCTGCCTTTTGAAATTTACGCCTTGAATGTAATCCTACACCCATACTTGCATTTATCCCATAAGGCGGGTCTACTATTGCCAAATCAAAGTAGTTATCTGGATAGCGAGCCATGAGCTCCATGTTATCCTCGTTAGTGATTGTCATTATCTATCTTTTTAACCCATTTATAAATACATTCTCTTGATACATCTAATAGATCAGCCACACTGACCTTGTTTAGTTTTTTGTTAGCTTGATACATCACCTTGAACTTGTCAAATTTACTCTTCCCTGGATCGTTTTTTATTACATCCTTGAGCTCTCTTTTTTCTGCTGATTCTATCTTGACCTTCTTACTCATGTTGATAAAGTAGTGAGACAGTTTCTCAGCTCTCAACATAGAAGGCTCCATTAGAGTGCCATAAAAATACTCTCCTGGTTGATCGTATGCCCACAAAGAATTGATTAACATAGCGAACCTTGGGATGTAGCTCTTTTGTTTAGGTAGCATTGACTTCATATACTCATTCTCAGCATCACTGTTTTGCATCTCAGTTATCTGATTAAAGATTCGAGTCCATTGTTGCTTAGATGCCTTGGTCATAGATACCACTAATGGCTCAATGTCATCCTCCATGTTATACTTAACCCACTTCATTTTTACCTCTTCAAAAAACTTGACTATATAGGCATCATACCATACTGATGTTGATACATCCATCTCATTCTCATTATAAGATTCAACAAACAAGTCAGGAAATGATATCAACATCCTATCTGTAAATCCATTTTCTTTGTTCTCTTCTGTATTAAAGGCATCAAATATTGTCGGCTGTATACCTCCAAGCACTGGTATATGTGGCTTGTCAACAAATGAACTCTTAGCAGTCTTCCTGTTCATGCTCACAGCCTTACCACTCCAGCAGGAAAGCCAAAACTCAAGGTCAGAACCTGCTCTATACTTGTTCATATCCTTAAACCATCCTGCCAGCTCATCCTTGAACACACCTACTGAGTTCTTATTCTCTTCATGTAGGTCAACCAATGCCTCAAGTGTAATATCATTCACTATAAATTGAGTCTTTTTAGGCTTCCTTACCTCTTCTGAATGCTCTTTCTCTTGCTTATCTTTTTTCTCATACTCAACCCACTTAGCATACTCCTTGATATACCGTTTGATATGGGTGTTGTTTACAGATTCAAGGGGTCTTATTATCTGGTTGATACTTGGTGTCTTACCTATACCTGCCTTACCTACCAATGAGATCCATAAGGTACCAGTCTCAAGCCATCCTTTCTTGACCTCTACCTTTAATGAGTTACCTACTATCACTGACAGCATCCACATAAACGCACATCCCATGTAGTCGATTGATAAGCCTAATGTGTGAGCAGATTCTAAGATAAAGTGTTGTATATTCTCTGGATAGATGTCAATAGGGAAGGTTAATTTACTCACATCTACCTTTGGTTTGTCATCCAACTCTATCTGTGGGACTCTACGAGATCCAAATCCTTTATCATATAGGTCATTGGCGGCCTGTTTAAAGTCTCCAAAGTGATATTTGTGAGCGTATACAGCAAATGGACTCAATAGTTTCTCAGCTGGATACTGTGTGCCTGTACTAAAGAGATACATACATCCACTATCTTTGTACACATATCCTGAATGTGGTGATTCAGCTCCATGTCTACGTACAATATAGCTCTTAGTAGTGTTCCTTACAATAGTAAACTCATCACTGATAAGGTCAATAGTGTTATTCTTTGAGTTATAGTCATCCCATGGAGTAACCTCATCCTCATTAGTGGAGTATTGTTTCTTAGTTGGTTTATCAAGATTGACCTCATCAATGTAGTTGTATGTCTTAGATATTGACCACAGTATCTCCCTCTCTTCCTCTGTGATATACTTGATATCATGATACTCATTATCTCCATGGAAGTTGCCATATAGAATGAATTGTCCACCCACTCCCCTGGTCTCAATGATAGCCTCTTTCATGCCTTGTAGCTTGGCTATCTTGGTATTGCCTTGCACCTTTGTACACTTGTAGATGATGTGATATCCATCTCTCATAGTCTTAGCTATGACAAACTTATAATCGAACTCAGATATGTTATCTCGTAGGAAGGAAATGTACTCATTCCACCAGGCTAACTTCTCTGGAAGGGATGAGAATACTTTAAGATCTATATCAATGCACTCAATGTCATTAACACCTGAACGGCATCCATACAATGGTGCTGTAAGTTGGTCAATCTCATCATGAGTCTTGCATGGTTTAGAAGTCCATTTGCTCTCAATAGGTTTCTTAGTAGCATCACAAGGAATGATACTATATCCCTGAGAGGCAAGTTTTTTTAAATAATCTTTTGTTATCATATCACGCTAATTTAAACCACGCTAATTTAAAAATAGGGGAAAGGCAGCGTGAACCTTTTAAGTGGATGCCTCCGACAACCCCTTTGCAAATATACTTATTTATCTCAAACAACAATCAATAACTTATTAACAATGAAAAGTGTAAACTAATGTGTAAAAGTGTACAGTTGGAGTGTAAACCAATTTCGCTCTGTATCCCTTGCTAACACTAAGAAAATGACCTAAAATAGTGTAAACTTACACTTTTTTTTAAAAAGTACATTTTTGATGAGGTAAAAAAATAATTTATTTCCTACTGTAAACTTGTACACTGTGTACACTTTTACTGTAAGTAACTGATATGTAATATTTTAGCTGTGTAAACCACTGTAAACTACTGTCAACTCAAGTTTACACCACAAAAAAACCCCCAGCCAGTCAAGGAGGGGGTCTTTTCGGATAATCAATCAGGTAAAAGCAGAGCTAAGGTACTAATAAATATTCATTATTTAATATTCTTTCTTTTATTCTTGTTAAATCTGTGGTGTTGTATGCATTGAGTATCTCATTAAAGATGTTCCTCTTGATCTCTACCATTGGCTGGAAGTAGTCTACCTCCGTCTTTATATGGAAGAGATAGATTGTATCATTCTGAGTCATAAAGTGCTTGTGCAAAGTGATGCAGTGCATTATGGTAGCATGAGTTCTATTGAACACATCAGCTATCTGCTGCAATGTCATGCCTTGCTTGTGCAAAAGATAAGCCAGATAAGACCTTTTATAAGAGTATTCTCTGTGCCGTCTGGGTGAGTCAAGGTTATGCTCCTTGATGTAGTTAATTATTTCTGTTGTCATTATATATCATTCCTATCATTAGTACTATTATCCCTACACTAAACATTAGTAGTGCCATTTTTGCCTCTTCACTCATTGGTCACCTCCTCCACTTTATATCCCCAAGCCAGGTATTGTTGCAATGTATCTGGATGCTCATCTGGATAGGTGTGGTCATGAAGGAAGCCATCTGCATCCAGCCAGCAGTACCACCAGAACCCACCTTCCTCTTCGACTGTATCCTCAAGCCATATTTTGTACTCTTTCATTTCGTTAATTTATATTTATTATTACTATCTCTCTCAAGTGTATATCCTAACTGCTTAAACAAGTCAAAGTATCTGTAGACTGTCCTATCACTCACTCCCAAGTACCTTGCTATGGTGTAGATATGTCTGGGAGTATCTTGCAAAAGCTCTATGAGTCTGATGCATCTGTACATCTTAAGTTGATTCATGAGTATCTTGTTGTATA